GGCATCACAAATATGTCGAACGACTATAGTCAGTATTTCCAAGTTTCTAAAGACGGAACTGGTGGTATGACTATAGACACAGAATGGCTGACGAAAGAGCAATTTAGAGATTTGGAATTAGAGTTTAGGAAGTGGATTAAGTCTAGAGGCATGAGAGGAGCTACGCAAAAATATGAGAGTTAGCATTATTATTCCAACGATGAATCATTTAGAGGATTGTCTAAAACCGTGTATTGAGTCAATCAAGCAGAATGTCAATCTTAAAGATGTTGAAGTTATCGTTGTAGCAAATGGTTGTACAGATGGAACGAAAACTTATATTGAATCTTTGGGCGAGCCCTTTCGACTACTTTGGTATGACAGACCCACGGGTTTTGCACAGCCTAATAATGATGGTGTCAGAGAAGCTAAGGGCGAATATGTTCTTCTTCTTAACAATGATTGTTTTATAAGAAAAGAGGGCTTAATAGACCTCTTCATTAATGAGCTTGAAAATAATCCTGATGTTGGTATTGTTGGTAACGAGCTTAGCTATAATGAGTATGCCGATAGAAACTATCTAAAGTTCTATTGTGTTATGATGAAAAGAGATCTCTATAATAAATTTGGGGGCTTGGATGAAGCTTTTAGAGATGGAACATGTGAAGATGTCGATCTTTGCATAAAGGTACAGGATGCAGGACTTAGACTTTCAGTTGTCACTGTTCCTGTTTTTCATCGTTTAGGCACTACGGTTAGAGAAATTCCCAATTTGAGTGAGGTCCTTACTCGTAACACATTCATGCTTGGTAAGCGATACAATTCAAAATGGTATCAGGCGATTATTAAACAAATATCGAATAGGTCATCTGTATCGATTGTTATTTCAACATACAATCATTTAGAGGATTGTCTAAAGCCCTGCTGCGAATCAATCATAAAATATTGTAACCTTGAAAATAAAGAAGTGATTGTTGTCGCTAATGGTTGTAAAGATGGAACTCGTGAATATGTTGAAAGCTTGGGTGCACCATTTAAGCTAGTTTGGTTTGATGAGGCTATTGGCGCTACTAGAGCTTATAATGAGGGAATGAAAGTAGCGGAACACGAATTTATTTTGCTACTCAATAATGATGTTGTCTTTTTAGAACAAAATAAAGATGCATTAATAAATATGCATCTTGAAAGATTCTTTAAAAACCCTAAAGTGGGTATTGTCGGTCCTATTAGATCACATAATGCTGATCTTAATAAGGATTTTATAATTTTCTTTTGTGCGATGATTAAGAAAGAAGTCATTAAAAAGATCGGTTATTTAGATGAGATTTTTGGGGCAGGTAGTTCTGAAGACATTGATTTTTGCATAAGAGCTCAAGAAGTGGGTTACGAGATTGCAGTGGCAGGTGAAACGACTGGTCGTGATGATTCACAGGGATTAATTGTTGGTTCTGCACCCATCTATCATAAAGGCGAAGTAACTGTAGGCGATAAGAGCTTGATTCCAGATTGGGGCGAGACATTCAATGGCAATCTAAACATTTTATTAAAGAAATACAAGAAAAAAGTATCTATAGTTATTGGTACTTTCAATCATTTAGACGATTTCTTAAAACCTTGTTGTGAATCAATTATAAAATATTGTAATCTAGATGATAAGGAAGTTATTATTGTTGCTAATGGGTGCATCGATGGTACGAGAGAGTATGTAGAATCTCTTGGTGAACCATTTCGCTTAGTATGGTTTGATAAGCCACTAGGATTTCCAAAGGCTTATAATGAAGGTATAAAAAGAGCACATGGAGACTATGTTCTCCTTCTCAATAATGATGTGACGTTATTGACTCAAGAAAAAGACGATTTAATACGCATGCATATTTCACAATTTGAAAGCAATTCAAAGGTGGGAATTGTTGGCCCACTTAAAAATGTTAGTCCCTGTGTCGAGAGAGAATTTATAGTGTTCTTCTGTGCTATGATAAAGAGAGAGGTCTTTGAAAAGATTGGGTTGCTAGATGAAGCATTCTTAGAGGGTGCAGGTGAAGATACCGATTTTTGTATTAGAGCCGAAGAGGCGGGTTATGAAATTGCAGTCGCTGGTCGAATGGATGGAATTGTTCCTAGTCTAGGTACGAATGCTGGTACGGTTCCTGTTTATCACGTGGGTGAAGGAACTCTTAATGATGATCCAAAACATGCGGCGAACATTGAACGTAATACAAAATATTTAGCGAATAAGTATGCTAAGAAGCTAGGCAACGTTCTCTGTATTATCCCAACTAAAGGCAGATATTTTACAACGCTACCTCTTGCTATTGCTTCGGTGATATCTCAAACTGTAAAGCCAGATAAGCTAATAATATATGATGATGGTGAACATAAAGATCTTAGAGAAATTCCAACATATCAATATTTCTTTAAAACATTAGATGATGTTGGCATAAAATGGGAGGTAGCATTTACTTCTGGTGTGGGGCAACATCATGCTCATCAGCATGCGAATACGTCAGACTTTAAGTTTGTATGGCGTCTTGATGATGATACAGTTGCAATGCCCGATGTTCTAGAGAAGCTTTTATCTCATATGAAAGATGGTGTTGGTGCCGTTGCAGGCTCAGTTATAACACCGGGAGGTGAAGCTAAATCAGATTATTACGGATTGCATCTTCTTGATATAAATCGAGCACCCAATCTACAGTGGACTAAGGGAGAGGGTCTTTACGAAGTCGAACATTTATATAGCTCCTTCTTATATCGTACGAATATAGTCGATTATTGCTTGGAGCTCTCAAAGGTCGCTCATAGAGAAGAAACAATATTTACTCACAGGTTATTCAGAGCCGGTTATAAGCTGCTTGTAGATAGATCAGCAATAACATATCATTATAGAAACCCCGAGGGAGGAATAAGAACCGAGACAGACAAGACACTTTGGGAACATGACGAGCAGATCTTTAGAAATGAGATGACAAGATGGGGCTATAAGATGATAGCACTATCACATGGTTTGGGTGATCATCTTATGTTTGTGAATTTAATTCCAGAGCTTCTAAAGCGATGTAAGACATTAGTTTTATTCTGTGTTTATGGCGAAGTCTTTATGGGTCTTCCAAATGTTGTATGTCTACCTCTTCAAGATGCAGCATCATTTGGAGTTAAAGAGACGGGAGTGTATGAGTGGATGACAAAGTATCACTGGAAAAGGAGCATGTTGAAAGCATATGAAGAACTATATCTTAATTAGCCCATGGAGTAAAGAGCTAAGGGATAAATCGTATAACCCAAAAAATTATCCCTACTGGCCAGAAGTAATCGAAGGTCTCAAAGATGATTATGACATAATACAAATCGGTATTACTGGTGAAAAGAGACTAGTTGATGATTTCAGATTGAATCTTTCGTTGAGAGTGATTGGTGAACTTCTCATGGCTCCAGAATGCTATACTTGGATTTCGGTAGATAATTTTCTCCCACATTTAGCGCATGTCGTGGGCAAGGAACCAGGTGTGGTACTCTGGGGAATATCAGATCCGAATATATTCGGTTATAAAGAAAATAAGAATCTATTAAAAGCTAGAAAATACTTACGTGAAAATCAATTTTATATTTGGGATGGTCTGACCTATGATCCCACGGTATTTGTAACTGCAGATAGAGTTATCGAGGTAGTGCGAAATATTAAATAGAATCGTTAATTTATAAACTAATATCGAGGAGTTTCGATTAAAATGACTAAGATATTTTCAGTAGAAAGAAAAAGACTGATTTTTGAGTCATTAGAGCGCATTCTTATATTCTTTAGCAAGAAAAAGGTTGATGAAGGTAAATAATGACAATTATTTTACTAAAAGCGAGAAAGGGCGAGGAACGCCCGGGACACAAGTACATCCGCCGTGAACTTCAGGCAGATGGAACTTTTCGCTATTGGTATACGCATGGGAAGCCTCGCACTAAGAAACCAGATTATGTTCCACATCCGCGTGTGAAAAAGATCGAAGAGGTTCCTGCTATTCGACCTCGCAAAGAAATATTGCAACCTGCTGAGAAGGCACCTTCACAATCACCCAATATGAGGATGATGAAGACTTCCGATAACTATTTCAAATTGACACGAAAAGAGCGCGAGGGAGCCTTACAACAGGGTAAAGAAAAGCTTCAATCGTTCGTCAAATTCCTTAGTGATCATGGTTTAACCGACAGGGCAAAGTTTAGAGACTTCACACATTCATCAAATAGAGAGGTCCTTTCAAAGTACTTCGGTCTAACTCAGAATGAGTTCGATTCAGAATCTGGTGACAAGTTATCAAACTATATAAACGTCTCTTTTACTAAAGACGGCCATTATGTGACATTGAATTATGCTGATAACTTTTTCTTCAATTCAATCAATAGAGAAATGGCTAAGAAGCCCAAATGGTCGATGCAGATGAGAATGTCGAGGGGCATTACGTTTGATACAGAAACAGGCGAGGTTGTGTCTTTCCCTTATGAAAAGTTCTTCAATATGAACGAATATCTTGATGGTAATCTTGCAGGCTTAGCTAAAAAGATGTCTGAACAGCCGTTCTTAGCATCAGAGAAGGTTGATGGTATTCTTATCCAAGCCTTTTATGACAAGCATAATGATAAAATCAGATTTGGTACTAGAGCTCAATTAGATCCAGAGACAGATGATAAGGGTTTTCTTCAAACTGCCGAGAAGTTGGTCAATAAGACAGGGCGATATGATGACTTAAAACAACATCTCCAGGCCGGTAAGTCCATGATCTTTGAACTTATCGATCCGAACTATCGCGTTGTTGTTGGATATGGTAAGAAGAGTGCTCTATTCCTTCACGGCATCAGAGATCTCAAGACGTCCGAAATGCTTGATTTCAAAGAGACTCAGGCAATAGCTAAGAATTTTGGTTTAGAGACTCCAAATACATATGAATTTAAAAGCTTTGAGGAATTAGCAGATTTCCAGAAGAATACGAAAGAAGATCTAGAGGGCTTTGTACTTAGATTTCAGGATGGTTCAATGATCAAGGCGAAGACTGAGGCTTATTTCGCTAAGCTCAAGGGGTTGAAAGCTCTTTCATATAAAGTCATTGGAGAGTCTATTCTCAATGGTGAGGATTGGAATAAGTTTTTATACGAACGTATTAAATCTGAGGAATTATTTGATGTTGCTAATGAGTATAGATCGAAAATAATCACACAAAGCGACAAATTCAACAGACTTTTGACTGGGTTTGTTGATAAAATTATTATTGCCTCTGATTGGGATAAGTATGGCCCACAAGAAAAAATGCAGACGCAGACTGAATTTCGCTGGGTTTATCAACAAGCTATAAAAGATGGTTCAGTTGACCCTAATAGATTCAAACCAGAAGATTTTAGAATGGCAATTAATTATCTCGTCAATGCTAGGCTTAAAAACGATAAAGTCGATGTCGATGGTTATAACAAGAAGTTGTTGGGTTTGACCGTAGACGCATTAAAAACAGGCAGCTGGATGGGATCAAAATTAAATGAGTTGAATAGATCATATATCGAAATGACATTATTTAAGGATTTAAGTGGTGGTACCGGGACTACAATGGGAGGCCTTGGCAGTTTAGAGTCAGATAAAGGCAGAGTCTTCGAAATGGATGAAGAAGAAAAAGCAAAACGAAAAAAGCAAAAGATGCTTGAGGATTAGATGAAACAATATAACATCTATAAAACAACGAACTTGATAAATGGCAAGTATTATTGGGGTGTTCATAACTCCACCAATGAAAACGATGGCTATTTTGGTTCTGGTGTTGCATTACGAAATGCGATAAAGAAATACGGTAAGAAAAACTTTAGAAGAGAAACTAAGTT